GCGGACGCCGTGGCGAAGCCGAACAGCTTGTTGTTGGCCTCGCACCACGCCGCCGCGCTGAGCACGTCCGCCGATTCCCGCGAAACGATGCCGACGCCGTAGAAGCCGGTCGTCTCGGCCAGCACCGCGGCCAGCGCCAGCGAATAGCTCTCGGAGCTGGTACCCAGCGCCTTGGTCAGGTTCCCGTCGACCGCGACGGAGAAGCTGTCGCCAGCCGTGGACGGGGTCAGGGTGATCACGGAGCCCGAAGCTGCGGCGGTCACCTCGATCCCGGTCACCAGCGCAGCGAGCGCGGTCGCGATTTCGGCAGTGGTATCGCCGGTCTCGCCGGTGTAGCTGAACGTCTGGCTCTGCTCGACACCATCCTCGTCGAAATAGCCGATGGTTAGCGCGTAGGTGCTCACGCTCGCGCTGGTGACGGTCACGCTGACGCTGTCCACCAGCTTGCGGCCGATGTACAACTGGGACACGCAGGGCGACTGCGAGAACACGGCTTTCGCAGCGAGATACAGGTCGTCGGTCTCGGCGATCCCGTAATCCTCGAGGTCGGCCAGGCTGGTGATGATCGCGTAGCGCGACAGGGTGCCCGCAAACGGGCCGACGACCAGCACATCGGAGAAGCTCTGCTCCGAAACTGCGGTCGTCGCCAGCGAAATGCTTACGTTGGCGATGCGGTCAAGCGATGCCATGTGGTTGCTCCTTCAGAAATAGGAAGGCCGCCTGACGGCGGCCTGGTGTTGATGCTGCGGCTGCGCTCGACTAGCTGCCGACGGTGGCCTCGAACGGGATATCGGGAATGGACGTAGCGCTCTGCTCCACCGAGGCGCTACCGCGGATGGTCTCGATCCAGCTGACGTACTCGGTGCGCGTCAGCAGGTGCCGGTAGTCAAGCTCGGTGATGGCGCGAGGCTCCCAGCGCACGCCGTCACGCTTCACCGGCATGTCCTGTACCGGGCCGAACGCAGCGAAGGCGACGCGCGCGGCCGCCGTCGTATCCAGCATCGCCCTGCCCCGCAGCGCCAACTGCAGCTGCTGCAGCGCATCGACACCGCCGGCGCCGAAGAACTGCAACTCGACGCCGGCCGTCTGGTGCGCGGCGATCTCCTGATTGCCGCCACCGTCGATCCCACCCTCCACGATTGGCAGGGTCCGCTCGTTGCGCGTCCGCAGCGCGATGTAGGGCAACGCCGGTCGCGGGCCGTTCTCGTTGGCGATGATGACCGGCGTGTCCGTGGCCTGGATCAGCAACGCGCGGATGTCGTCGACGATCAAGCGGCACCCCCAGTCGTCTCGGCTTCCTGCACCGCCAGGTAGCGGAAGTGGTTGAGCGGGCTGTCGGTCTGCCATGGCGATACCGCGGTGATGCGATACCGCTTGCCGCGCCAGGTGATCACGTCGCCGTTTCCGGCATCCGCGCCGGCCACGTTGAGCTCGGACGTCGTGTAGACCCTGACGACCGCGCCCAGCCGCCTTCCCTCCGCCAACGCCTGCAGCTGGTCGTAGTCCCGCTGCTTCGCAGGCTGCACCGCCGCCAGGATGGTCCCCGCGGCGCGGTCGCCTTCCTGCCAGCGGCCGCCCTGCCAGCTTCCTGCGCTCGCGCGCTCAACCGGGATGTTCGTTGCTCCCAGCATCACAGCACCTCGTCGCGGATGGCGTTGACCATGACCGCGTCGTCGATCAGCGGCACCGCCGACTTCTTCGCCTTGACGGTAGCGGCCGCGTTCGGCTCAGCCCACTCGGGTGAGGCCCGGACATGCGCCCGCTGGGCGTCAGCTGCGAACTGGCCGAGCTGACCCAGGGCCTGGTCAACCGGCGCGCCGGCCTCGACACGGCCGAGGATCCGCTCCATCGCCTGCTGCAGCACCGCCATGTTCTTGTCGGCGAAGTCCCGCATGAACGGCCGCGGCGGAATCGTGTCGGTGCCGAACTCGTTGAAAATGGCGATGTCCAGGACGTCGGTGCCTTCCTCGGTGTCGTCGCCGGCCTGGATGCCGAAACTGACCCCGCGGCCCTCGATCGACGAGACGTTCCGAACCAGACGATCCAGTCCCAGGTCCTTTACGAGCACGTCGGCCATCGCGGCGTCCCTACCGTGATGGACCCGCACAGGCGCGCCAGGTCGTTGTAGCGACCCAGCAAGCCCAGCGGATCGTTGCTGCCCTCGGATGCGCCGTAGTCGCGCTGTTGGTCGCCCAGCTTCTCGGATGTCACCCCCATCGGGCGCGCTGGCAGCGCGAGCGCCTGCGCGGCCTGGATCTGGCCGTACAGCACCCATGCTGCGTAGGCCGCGACCGCCTCATCGCCGAGCGGCTGCGTAAGGCACGCCGGCCGGCGCTGCTCCCCCAGCTCGATCGCGACAGCCAACTGCTCGGAATCGATCTCGAGCCCGGGCAGAAGGATCCCGATCCACGCATCGACGGTCACGGCCATGGCTCAGCTCTCGCCGCCCGAGGTGGCCTTCGCCTTTTCCTCGGCCTCGGCAATCGCCGCCTGCAGCTTGGCGACGCCCCAGGTGCCCTTGGCGTCGATGCCAAGCTCCTTCGCGCGAGCGAGCAGCGCATCCTTGTCAGCCGCATCGTCGCCTTCGACCGTGGCCTCCGTGGCCTCCGACTCGCCGCCGATCTGCACGATCTTGCCCGCGGCGAGCAGCTTCTTGACGCCGGCATCGTCGCCTTCGACCGTGGCCGTCTTGCCCGGCGACACCTGCACGCTGCCGACGTGGAACACCGCCGGCCGCGAGGTGGTGACTTGGATCAGCGCCATGGTCAGATCTCCGCCTTGGTGAACGCCAGCGGGTACGGGACCGACACACCCGCGATGCGGGACATGCAGTTCACCACCAGCTCCAGGTTGCGCTCCTGCGCCGGCAGCTGGTTGAACGCCATCGGGCGCTCCAGCCACATGTTCTCCTCGCTGAACTCGCCGGCGATGATCAGGTTGCCGCCGCCGTCGCCGGCGGCGGTCAGCTCGTAGACCTCTTCCAGCACCACGCCCGGGTTGTTGTCCAGGAAGAACTTCGCCACCGTGGTGTCGGTGTTGTCGCTGCGCGGCATGGTGGTGATCAGCGAATAGTCGGCGGTGGCCAGCGCCAGGCGGTTGACGCGGTGGACGCCCTTCGACTGCACCCGCACCGCGGTCACGATCGCCTGCAGGTCCGCCAGGATCGTCGCGGCCGGCGTGCTCGCCGTCCAACCACCGGTGATGGTGGTCTCGCCGATGTTGGGGTGGTTCAGCAGGCCGTACAGCCCATATTCCGAATCGCCCACCATGGCGATGGTGTTTTCCTTGATGTCGATCGCGCGGCGGGCCGCGGTCGCCTTGCGCTCCGGCAGATTGGTGCCCAGCGCCACCGAGGTCGACAGCTCGTTGACGTTGTAGCCGTAGGACGAACCCAGGGTCTTGACGCTGATGGTCTTCTCCACGCGGGAGACATCGGCGCGCGGCAGGTCGTCGGCGTAGTTGGCGATCACCTTCGCGATGCCGACGGTGTCGAACTGGTAGTAGGTGATGGTCTCGGCCCACTCCGGCGCATCGCTCGCCGGGGGAACGAGCTGCAGGCCCTTCATCGGCGGCAGCTTGCGGTCGTAGGTCCGGGACTTGACGTATTCGAGCTGGCGCGCGGCGAACACGCTGGCGTCCTGGCGCAGGCTCTGGCCCTGGCCGGACTTGTGGAGCAGCTGGCCGATCGCTTCGGCGTCGCGCTCGTCGTAGTGCAGGTTGGTCTGCGGCATGGTGCTGTTTCCCTATCTCTGGAAATGGAAAAGGGCGCCAATGGCGCCCCGTGGGTTTCCTGTGGTGGTGGGGGTTAGGTCTCGATGGAGCGCACGGCCACGTCGTGGACCTCGACCAGCGCGATCACCGACGAGACGTCGCCCGCGTCGACCACGGTGACGGCGCCGCTGCGGAAGCTCGCCCCCTTCAGCAGGGTGTTCTCGGATGCGGTGCTGGTCACCCGGCCAGCGGCGTTGTAGTAGACGAGGCCGTCCTCGGTGATCGTGGCGCCGGATACCACCTGGCACCACGCCTTGCCGTCGGTCATCACCGACGCGCTGTTGTACTGGACGTAGCCATCCCCGGTGATGGTGTGGCTATGCAGCGACAGGCCGCGCACGCGGGTACCGGCGCCGGCCACGATCACGCCGGAACTGGTGCCGCAGACCAGGCCGAAGCCCAGGCCGGATGCACCGACGGGGTAGGACTCGACGCGGTCGTCGTCGGAGGTGGCCTTCATGCCGGCAAAGGCGCGGCTCTGGTAGTAGTCGTAGATTGCCATGGACGGTTACTCCTGCTCGCCGCGCGAGCGAGCGATCATGCGCTGGCGCGCGGACGCGGAATCCGTCGCCTTCTCGGCGCCGTCCCCGCGGGTGGTGGTGGTGACGCCGGTGACGTCCTTGCGCTGGCCGGCCATCGCGTCGGCGCGGGTCTTGCCATCGGCGACGGCGAGGTCGTAGGCCGCGGCCAGGTACTCCGGCGACTTGCCGGCCGGGTCGAAGCTGTCGCCGCGCACGTGCTTGATGACCGCGACGCGGATGTCGTCGTCCTTCGCGTCCTGGGCGAACTTCACGCCGAGGCGTTCGGCGGCGCCCACGAGCGCGACGTGCTGCTCCGCGTCGGCGCGGCCGTCGGCACGGGCCTGCACCAGCGCCTGCTCGTGGTCCTTGACCTTGCCTTCCGCGGCGTCGGCGCGGGCCTTCTCCTTGTCGACGTCGGCACGGGCGGCGATTGCCGCGTTCTGGGCCTGCTGCAGCGCCTGCACGACTTCCGGAGCAGCGTCGTATTCGATGCCGGAGTCGAGGCGCACTTTTGCCATGTTGGGCATGGGTGCTTCTTCCTCTTGTTGAGCGGCGTCGGCCGCGTCCAGATTGAGCCGTGCGTTACCCGCGCGGCCGGCTTTGACCAAGGCGAGGTGGTTCGCCCTGATGTTTCGTTGCACGGCGTCGTAGCGCTCGCCGTTGATCTCGCCCGGGGTCTCGTCCAGATGCAGCGCGTAGCCCAGGCTTAGTTCCTTGCTCCCGGACTCGATGGGCGAGATGTCGTGGATCACGATGTCGGCGATCAGGTCATT